AGCACGGCGAGTTCGCGGAGCGGGTCGCGGAATCTCATCGCGGCTTCCTGTGCCGGTTCGCGTCCGGGCACGTTGCGAAGTGCGAGACGTGCCGCTGCAGGTCGAGCTCGACGTCCTCGGCCTCGACCGTGTCGGCATCGACCGGCATGCGTCGACCGGCAGCCGTCTCGAACCAGATGATGCGCGCGTTGCAGCTGCGGCAGCGCTTGATGCGCCGCTCGTGCGCCTCGCTCGTGTCGTCGAGATCGTCGAATGTCACGGTTCATCCTCCGCGATCTTGCGTAGGCGCTTGGCCAACCTGGTGCATTTGTTGGCGACGAACTTGGCAGCGGAGGAGCCTGACGTATCCATGATCCACTCGCCGTCGAGCATCTGAGCGTCCTCGTCGAGATGGGCTGCGGCCTCACGCAGTGCCCGGCGGTCGCTGGTCTTCACCACCCGCACCTGTCGCATACGTAAATGCCCATGAGTTGCTGGCGTAGCATGGCCCCGCAGCGGCCGCATCGCGGTTCCTCCGGCACGACCTCGTTTCCAGCTGCATCGAGCAATAGGTTCTCCGCTGCCTCGTGCGCCTTTCGGCGCTGGAGTTCGCGGAGGGCGGCCAATGGAGACCTTAGGTCTTTTGTACCCGGACAGACGACAGAGCATGGCGAAGTCGGCGATCACTCAGCCGCCTCGGCGAGGTTGAGCGTGAGGCGGGTCATCGGATTGATGTCGCCCACGGCATCTCCTCGACCATCTTCCCGCAGCATGAGCACCGGCCGCTGGCTTGCTCTTCCTCGTCGTGGAAGACCCCGCAGTCGCAGTACGGGCTGTCGTCGCGATCGTCGATCTCATCGTCGTCAGTCGCAGCGGGCGATTCGATGGTCATGGCTGATACGGCTCCGGCTTGTCGATGGGCTGCCATCCCCTTCATCGCCTCGTCGATCATGTCGTCCCATTTCGACGGGACGGCACTGTTCATCAGGCGCCGCATGATGTCGTTTCCGGCCGTGTCTCGGAGCCATCGATAACGTGCGGTGTCGCGCTTCGCGGCGGCGAGTTCTCCGAGCAGACTCTTGCAATTCTCAATCGAGACAGCGAGCGCTGAACGCAGGCGCTCGATCTCGGCGCAAAGAGTTTCGTCCCTTTTCTGCATCCGCTCGAATTCGTTGCTACGGATTTCGTCGATGATGTCATTCATTGGGCAGCACCTTGTCGAGATACGCGCGCACCGCGCGGACGCGACTGCGGTAGTCCTGGCGATTGAAGCTCGAGCCGCCGCTGCCGAGGACCACGCAACGCGCGCAGCCCGAGGGCAGCGCGCTGATCGTCGACGTCCAGGTCCAGCCGTACGGCCCACGGAAGAGGTCCGGGTCGACGACGGGGTCGTATCGGTCGTAGTCGATGAGCGCGAGCAGCTCCTGGATCGTCGGTAGCCGCCAGCCCTCCTGGCCGAGCAGGCGGCAGTCGGCGGCGAGCTTCTGCGCTTCCTGCCACGTGCCCTCACCGATGACGCCGGCGGACCAGGTCAGGTTCGTGTGCGCGTCGTAGACGGCGACGTGCTCGCTCTGACCGGAGACCATGAGGCGCGTGAAGCGCGTCGTCGGCTTCGCCACAGGCGGAGCAGGGAAGAGCACGATCTTCTCGAGCCGCTCGACGCGCATCGTCAGGGACAGCGGCGCCGCGCGACGCGCCTTGAGGACCGGACGGCGGCCAGTGGAGACCTTGCGAGAGGTTTTCATGATGCGGTTACTCCCAAGGACTCAGAACTGACCGGCGCGCACCGCGCGGACGCGAAAGCGGTCGCCCTGGAGATCGATGCACGAGCCGCCGTTGCCGAGGCTCACGCAACGCGCGCAGCCCGAGGGCGGAGTCAGGTCTTCCGTGCTGGTCCAGATCCACTCGCCCTCGCAATCCGGGAAGAACTCCGGCGGGAGCAGCGGATAGGCGGTGCGCGAGTAGTCGACGAGCATCACGGCCTCTTCGATCGTCGGCAGGCGCCACGACCAGCCGTAGGTGTCGAGGCGCTCGGCCCACGCCTTCGCATCCGCCCAGGACATGGGCTCCGGCGAGCGGTGGGCCGTCAGGATGATCGGGCGGGTGAGAAGATCCCGATCGATCCTCACGGCGAGGTGATCGGTGGCGTCGGCCGGCAGGTCGGAGCCGTCAGCGGCGAGTTTCGTGTAGGTGAGAGTCATGATGGGTTCCTGGTTGGGTTGATCAGCTGTGCTCACGCTGCAATCTCCTCTCTCGCGTCGGTCAGGTTGGCGCGTATCACGTCGAAACTGATCGCCCAGACGTAGGGATTCGCGGTCCACGAGTCGGGACCGTGGAGGCCATTCCACAGACGCGCGAATGACGATCGCGCATCGCCGTGTACGTATCCGTCTTGATTGTCGTGGCGCCAGCCGCTGTGCCCGATACCGCGCCCATCGTGAAAAGCGGCCCCTTCCGCTCTCGCATCCGCCTCACTGATCGCATTCAGCCGCTCCACGCGCACGTCGTAGATTTTCAGCGTGATCCTGCTGGCCCATCGCGGCATGTGGATGGATGGGCGCCAGCGGTTGCCGTTGATCTCGACCGCTTCCAGATCGCACTCGCTCATCAGTCGGACGTGCCTGCGGAAGTCCTCAATCGTGTCGTGACCATCAGCGCGATAGCCAGCCAGCCCGTCTGAGACTTCATCGAACGCGCGAGCATCAATCCGCCGAACATGGTTTATGGTGTGGTAGTGCGCCCAAGTTTCGCGAACCCACAAAAAGTCGCCGGCTTGGCCGAATGGGCAGTGAATGCGCTGGTCACCGCTGCGGAAAATTCGTTCGGTGGTGAGACTCGCGTCCCCGTGTAGCGCATGGATGACCTTCGGCTGCGGCCGCACGATCCGCCGCGTCTGCGTCTTTCTGCCATCGAGCAGCGCGCGCACCATCGGCGCGGAGAAAATGACCGGCTTGGCGTTCACGCGACCTCCCTTGCGTCTTGGGATTCGGTCAGGTTGGCGCGCACGAATAGATCGCCTTGCTTCGGTTCACTTGCTGCACGCCTGCGCGCATTCGCGGCCCATTGCAGCAGCGTGAATGCGAACGGCTGGCCGCGTCTGCGCTTGGCCTCCGCGATGTACACGCGAGCGCAGAGCAGGTGGGGGGTCATGGCTTCACCGCTTCGAGTACAGCGTGCTTGAGTTCGTTCAGCGCGTCTATCGCGGCAAGACGGGCGTTAGCCTCGGTAAGCTGCTCGCGCAGGCGGTCTATTTCCTGCACGTCATCGTGATGCGCAGCGTGCAGTAGGCTAATCGCCGTGAGCGTGCGTTGAGTGCTGTTACACCCGTCTTGCGGCATTCCCAAAGCCTCGTCAATAGCGCCAAGCGCAGAGGCCATTGCAGCTACGATTGCGTCACGCTCGGCTCGCAGGTTGTTGGCTTCTTGTATCCATGCTGATTGGTGGCTCATTTCCCATTCTCCTTCTCAATCCGCGCCGTCACGTCGGCGAACCAGCGGCGGAGAGCTTCTGCACTTCCGCCCTGAGGCAGCCGCATAACCGCAGCAACAAGATCGTTCAACTCCGCATTCGTAGGCCCCGGCTTCGGCGGCGTGTAAGGCGGGAGGGGGAGCCATGCGACGGCAGAATCACCCCCGGAGTGACTGAATTTCATTGCATAAGGGATATCGTCCGGAGATTTCCACAGCACGTTACCGTACTCGTCGGCATCCTCGCGCGTCGGCAAGCGCTCTGATATTGGTATCCAGGTGCTCATCGCTCTGCTCCTATCGCTGCGTCGATGCGGGCCAGCAGCGAGCCGCAGGCGTCACGCTCATGCGTCGCGCGCGAGACGACGCTGGCGATGCCGCCCGCGAACATCAACTCGCGCTCAGCCACCTCGCGGCCACACTCGACGTGCGGCCTGCACTCCTCTAGCAGTGCGCGCAGCAGAACTAGCATCTGTTGCGCCGATGCGTTCTCTGCGATCCCAGCCATGACTGCCGGATCGCTGCGAAGTCGGTTTAGCGCATCGCGAGTGCTCATGGCTTCCTTATGCGGCGACCGACTCGCCCTGCCTTGGGGCGCAAAGAGCATTCGACAGGACGCGCACTCCCACCAATCGTGTGTCAGGCCATCCAAGAATTCCCTACAGTATTGAATCTTTAGGTGTGCGCAGCAGGTTTCGTGTGCGTAGCTCATGTCTCGCCCCTCGTTCTTGCTTCCTCGGTGCGCAATTCGTCCCGAATCTCCATCCACAGTTTCCCGAGCATGTTTTGCCCGTCACGCTGCGGACCCCAGCCCCAGAAATCGTCGCGCCACGAATTCTCGATTAGCTCGCGGCTCCCGGTTGCCAATAGCTTGCGGCGGACGTACTCATGCTGGCTGGTCTTCGCGCGGAGGATGTTCTTCATGATCGGCACTTTGACCGCGTCCCAATCAGGGCGCCGTTCGTGCTTCCATTCCTGCGCGCATTTGAATGCTTCGTGGGCTGATGGTGCCGTGAGGATCAGATACTGCGCGTCCCTACGATTGGGGAATTTCTCCCAGTGGTAGGCGTGCTCTGCCGTCATGAAGTTGTAGTCCCTCCACCCCAGTCGGAAAGCACTGAAATTCGATAGCACATAGAAGTCCTGCTCGTAGAAGAACACCTGAGTCGGAGTATCCAGCGAAAGTCGATTCTCGCGAGTGGTCATGTTTTATTCCTCGTCCTTTCTTCCTCGGCCAGCGCGACGTCGGCTTGCTCAACTGCCCATTGCGACATGCGAGTGGCTGGGTGGCGGGTCAGCTCAGGATTTGCGCACAGCCCCTGCATCGCCGCCATCACGAATTGCTGGCGGATGGTCATGCCCGTGAAAAACTCGCCTTGTTCTTCGCCGATGCGAGGTACATCACACGGATACGCCGGATCGTTGGGGTTATTCATTGGAATGCCTCCGCAGCAGCGCTGCCGCCTCAACGTACTCGGCGCACTCCCACGGCCGTTTATCGATCTGCTCTTGAGTCGTGCAATCGCTGCGCACGCGGCGCTCATACGCCTGCATCATCCGCATGAGGCAATAAGCCGTGCGTTCGAGTCGTCGAGTTTGCCGGGCATAAGCTGCTTGGTCCTCGTTGGGGTTGCTCATCGCGGCTTCCTCCATTTCTGCGCGTCTGGGCATGTCGAAAAATGCGAGACGTGACGTGACAGATCGAGCTGATGCTCGGCATCAGTCGGCTTGCATGTGTCGGCGTCTACTGGCATTCGCTTGCCCGCCTTCGTGCGGAACCACACAATCCGCGCGTCGCAACTTGAGCAACGCACCTCGAACGGATGGCGACGCGGGATAGATTCTTCGTTCATTTCGCCTCCCTCAGCATTTTGGCCCACTTGCGCAACTGCGCGATCTCCTCGCGCGCCCAATCCGGTTCGACGCGCTTGTGACGTGGCGAATAGCGGCTGCAATGCAGGCTGTCCGCTGTCTCGTCCAAGTAATTCGCGATCGCGAACAGGTCGCGTTGCTTGGTCATGCTGCGGGCCTCTCGAACAGATCGCGCTGCTTCGGCTCGCTCATGGCGCGCTTGCGGGCATTCGCCGCCCACAGCAGCAGCGTGTGCGCAAACCGCTGCCCGCGACGGCGTCGCGCTTCGGCGATGTAGACGCGGGCGATGTGAAGGTCGATGTTCACGCCGCCCGCCTCTGCGCCAGCGCGTCGCATACGCGAATCCAGGTTAGTGCGCAGTAGTGCAGGAATACCTCGCTCGCCTCCCAGCGCTTCGCCTTGTCGCGCATGTTCGTATCCATGTCGGCGTGGCAGCGTGCGCACAGGTGAGCGCCGACGGCATCGTGGCCCTTGTGTCCGATGCCGCCGCCGTAGCTGTGCCGACGGACGCCGAAATAATGAGCCAGCACCACGGTCCCATCGCGCGCGCCACAGGCGACGCAGGACTGATCGCGGGCGAAGTCGCGCAGGTTCATGCGAACAGCCTCCCCTGTGCATACGCAGCCTCGATGCGCTTGCAGGCGATGTCGAAATACCTGGGCTCAAGCTCTATGCCGATGAACTTGCGGCCGAGGTTGGCGCAGGCTACCCCGGTGGTGCCGCTGCCCATGAATGGGTCGAGGACAAGTTGCCCGGCATCCGTGCTGCATGAGGCCATCCGCTCCATAAGCGCAACAGGCTTCGGCGTTGGATGCTCACTCGCGGGTTCGCGCGGGAATCGCCAAAGGTTGGGAAGCCTCCGGCCGCGCAGCGCATGTCTACCCTTGTGGGCGAACAGGAATATCTCAACCTGCGCGCCAAAGTCGCCCTCTAGGTCCCCGCTCGTATGATTTCCCTTGTCCCAATAAATCGGGGTCTTGAGCGCGAGGCCCGCGTCCCGCATGACATCATTCCATTGCGCCGACACATCGAAGCGGGTCGCGAGATACATAGCGCCACCATCGACAAGCAGGTTCACCATGAGCGGAACTGACCACAGCGGCGCCTCGCTATCGTTCGCCAGCATTTCCGTTGGGCCGCATTTCCGCCAGGCGGAAATGTAGCCAATCCCATACGGCGGATCCGTCACCACCGCGTCCACTTTCGGCAGAGTCGGCAGGATCTCCCGGCAGTCGCCGAGGTAGAGATGGGCGTCGCCGATGACCACTGGTGTCACCACTTCGTCCTCACTTCCTCGTCGGCATCCGGAATGTAAATTTCCTTGCTGGCCGCGAACCGATGGACGAACGCGATGTAGTCCGTGAAGTCCTGTTTGTTGAGCACGCTGCGCTCGCCGTTCTCGTTCGTCGTCGTGGTGCGCACGGGCACGGACTCGACGCCTTCGGGATTGCTTGGCTTCTTCGGTACGCGCTTGTCGGTCCAACCGAAGTACTGGCCGCACATGAACTCGGCGACCTCGTCGACCTCGTAGCCGACCGCGTCCGCAATCAACTTGTACGCGACGCCCCACAGATAGCGGTTCTGCTGGTTCGTGCGCGTCGACTTCGCTTCCTCGACGGTGACGCGGTAGGGCCTCCCCGCGTCCAGGGCTGCGACGAACGTTGCAATCTGCGCGGCCACGCGGTCGCGGGATAGCTGTTTCGGCAGCAGCCACTGGCGCGGTAGCAGTTGATGCGGGACGGCCATCAGAGAACCTGCCGCAGCGCGTGATTCTTCCGGTACGGGTTCGCGAGATAGTTGCGCAGCACCGTCCTGCTAGCGAATTGCTTGCAGCCGTATCCGCCGCGCAATTTCTTGCCGGTCCATTCCCAGCAAGCGTCAGGCCCGTCGCCAATACGAATTAGTGGACGCAGGATGTCTCCCGTCTCACGCATAGGTGGCGATTACCTCGCTGGCTGTTGCAGCCGCGATCAGCAATCCAGCCAGCGGCGCAAGCAGGAATGCGAAGGGGATGTTGTCATCCAGATCGTCGGGCACCGTCTGCGCGGGTTTCGCGACCGGCTTTTCCGCCTTCGCCTTCTGCTCTCCGCTGCCCAGCAGCGTGACCTTCTGCACGTTGCACGTCAGTTCGGCCTTGGTGCTGCCGTCCTTCGTTTCGTACATGCGGATGTCGATCTCGCCCGCGACCGCGACCGCCGTGCCTTTGGTGAGGTACTGCGCCAGCTTCTCACCGCGCTCGCCCCACAGCGCGCAGCCGACCCATAGGGTTTTCTTGCTCTCGCCCCAGCCGGTATCCACGCCGATCGAGAAGTTGCACACGCTCTTGCCGTTCGGCGTCGCGCGGCTCTCGGCATCGCGGCCCAAGCGTCCGGCGAAATGTCCGTAGTTCATGCTGCGATCCTTTCGGGGTACTTGGCCTGCAGCGCGGCGACCTTGTCGGCGACCTCGCGCAGGAACTCAGAGACCTCGCGTTCCAAATCTGCGATAAGACGGTCGTTGCGCGGCACACGCTGGCAGAAGTAACGCATGCGCTCCGGCATGCGCGGGTCGTAACTGACGAAATCGCACCACTGTCTGCCGGTGCATGCCATTTGCCACTGCATCTGGAACAGGTATTTCTCGCGCACTGAGGCGGTCAGCAGTGTCTCGATGTGCGTGGCCGTCAACGGGCACTTGATCTCGACCAGTCCTGCATCGCCCACGAGCCCGTCGGGCGAGGCGCCGGTCATCGCGATTCGCGGATGGTCGACGAAGCCGATCTGCGTGACATCGGCATCGGCAAAGAAGACGTAGGCGTCTCGCGCCTGCGGTTCCATCTCAAGCCCCCATTTGATGGCGGCGTTCGAGAATCCCTCGCTCTTCACGCCAGTCAGGCGTTCGGCGACCAACTCGGCCATGTAGTTGGTTCGCGATGTTCCCCATCCTGTGCGCGTGCGAGCCATCAGGTCCGCGATGCGCGAGGCAGTCACCTTGCCGAGGCGCAGCGCTTGCCAGTCGTCTGTCCCTTGGGCGACTTCGTGCGCGCTCATGACCGCGCCCGCTTCGATTCGAGCAGCTTCACCACGCTCGCGTAGTTTCGCGCGTAGATTTCCTCGAGCGCGCCGATCTTGAGGTAGGCGAAGAAGCGCGCCTTGTCCGCGCCGACTTCCTGCATGAGCGCCTGCAAATCCGCAACCTGGGCCTCGGTGATGCACGGTTCGCCCTTGGGATCGTTGCCGTCGGTGTCCTCTTCGCCGATCGCCACGTTGAAGATGCCTTTCAGCAGGTATCTCATGCCATAGCTGGCAGCGGCTCCGGCGGCGTGCGTCTTGGTCATCACGTCGCCGCCCTTTGCGCCCTTGCCGTCAGCGGGCATGTCTTTCTGGTACGTGTGGCTGTGTCCGCCACGGTGCGCGAGAATCGCCAGAACGCGGATGTGGTCAGGCTTCGGCGAGTCGGTTTCGTCGAAACTCAGCGAGAAGCCGTGCCGCGTGTAGATCGGTCGCAGTACCTTGTCGAGTTTCGCGTAGGTCGCATATCGGCTTTTTGTCTGGCTGTTCTCAGCATCAGCGGAAATTGTGCCGATCTCGGTCTGCGCCGCGTTCAGCGCGGCATTGAACTCACTTTCGGCATGCTTGGCAGTGATGCGCTCCTGCATTGCGAGCAGCCGTTCCAGCTTCTCGATATCGACGTTCGGATCGGCTGCCGCGCGGCTGATGACCTGCAGCACGTTGCTCGCGTCGCTGACCGGCGCAACTGGCGCATCCTGCGCGGCGATAACCTGGGTTGCCTTGCTCACTGTTTGCCTCCTACGATTCTCTGATGCATGCCGATGCTGCTGCGCTCGTCGGGCTTCGGCGCGTCCATGATCACCACGCGCCGCTTGTGCAGCGCGCGCTTGTAGCTGACCTGCTTGCGCCGCGCGTGCTCGATGCGCAGCAGAGCGAGTTCAACGTGCAGCCGTCGCCACAGTTTGCGGATCATGTCGGCTCCTTCGCTTGCGCGTATTGCTGCCACGAAAACGCTTCAAACTCACAGTCGCGGTCGATCAGAAACAGCTTCGCGAGCCGCATGTAGTTCGCGCGCTGGTAGTCGAGAAAATCTGCGTACGGATCGCAGTCGGCCTCGAGTTCGGCCATCGCCCCGCAGTAGCGCGGGTCGCGGTTGCTGATCGGCTCGTTGATGATGGCGTTCATGCGGCCTCCGATTTCTCGGCAGCATCGCCGAGACGCAAGCGGATAAACTCGATCAGCAGCCGATACTCAGCGCCGATCTGGCTGTCGCCGTGTCGCATGTTGACAGCGGCTGAGAACTCAGCCAGCGAGCCGATGAAGCATCCGCGTGTGACGGTGATTCCGGCGGTCGCGCGGAAGGCTGTCAGCGTTCCGTGCTCGCTGCCGACGCGAGAGATCCACACGAGGTCCGCATTGCCGCAGACCCGCGCATTGCCGGAGACCTGCGCATTGCCGGAGACCCGCGCATCGCCGGAGACCCGCGCATTGCCGTAGACCCACGCATTGCCGTAGACCTGCGCATTGCCGGAGACCCGCGCATTGCCGTAGACCTGCGCATTGCCGGAGACCCGCGCATTGCCGTAGACCTGCGCATTGCCGGAGACCTGCGCATCGCCGCAGACCCACGCATTGCCGGACGTATCAACATTGGACTCTTTTTCGACGAATCCGCCGAGCTCATCCTTACCCACGTTGCCGAACGCTATCCGCGCGCGAATGCGAAAGAGCGTGATGCCGAATACGGTGATGGACTGATC